ACGAGTTCTTTAATAAGTTTCATTATCCTAGATCTCCTTGATTCTGATGCTGCTGAGAACCATATCCAGAAACTTTGGCGCACTCTACAATAACTGTGCCGCCTGCACCGCCAGCAATTACAATTGCGATGTCTGATGTGTTCTCATCGTTGTCTGTAAACCCATAAAAGTCCATACGACCTGTAACTTGAAGTTCGTATAATACTTTAGAATTCCTTGTTACCTGCGCAGAAGCACCGCTTGATAATGCCCACTGAATGTTCTTGATATTCACAGTAGGCGATGCTTGCGTTTCTGTAGACTTCTTCAGAGTTGTAGCCAACGCAATCGTCCCAGTAGCGGCAGTCCCTCGGACAGCGACCACGCCATGGGTTTGCGTCAATTTTAATGTGTCAACTGTGACTGCCATTTAATTATTCCTCTACTGGTTCTAGTTCCCAAACTGGGATACGTTTTAATGATTCTTTGAACATAACTTCAGCAACAGCATCAACGCCTTCGCCCATAGTAGCAAGAACATTTCCCTTACCTTCTTTGGCGTGCATTACTTGAGCATTTGGAGCCATGTAAAATTTGGTTGTGTCGGAACTGCCTTGCGTCGGAGGAGTTTTATCTCCTGCATTACCTGCCTCTGCTGCACCATGGTTCGCAGTTGGCTCTTCAGCTTCTGGCTTATTGACACATTCCTCTTCTTCTGTTAGAGCATAATTTTCATTAACACCGCGACCTTTTGGGTGGCTCAAACTAGATGTATGATTTGCTTCCATATGCTTATGGTATGCTTTATGAGTAGCAGAACCATGACCGCCTAAATGAGTTTTAACAAAACTCTCATGGGAGTTCTTAGCGGTAGTGGAAGCGTTGCCGTCACCAATAGCACCGACGTTATGGGCAGCTTCGTGGGAAGCATTTGCGTGGATAGCGTTGGCAACCTCTGCACCGTGTTTCTTAATATTGGCTTGGTGTGCCATCTTAACAGCAGCATGACTGCCCTCACCGATATTATGATCAATCATGTGTGCAGTGAGGTTTGCAGAAGATTTTGCAACTTCGCTTTCTGTTAGAACATAACCTTCAGAAATGCTGTCCATATACTTCTTTTCCATATGCTTATGGTAATCTTTGTGCCCAGCAGAACCGTGACCGCCTAAATGATTTTTAACAAAGTCGTTGTGTACTTTATGCCCAGCAGATCCAACGCTAGTAGCATTATGTGCTGCTTCATGATCAGCATTTGTGTGAATGGCTTTGGCGACCTTTTCACCATGTTTCTTAATATTGGCTTGGTGTGCCTTATTAACAGTGGCTTCACTGCCATCGCCAATATATGCGTTTGTTCTCAGTCTTGCCATATGGGCAGCATCTTTTGCGACACTTTCTTTAACGACTGGATGTGCGCCTTTCATTACTCGGCTTACTACATCAACTAAATCTTTAGGTAGTGGTTTCATTTTATTCTTCCGTTTCTGGTTCTGTTGGAACTGCAGCATCAACATCGCCAGCAGTCGGTTCTGGTAATTCTATTTGTTGATTGAACATACTTCCAGCAACTTCAGCTTTTCTATCAGCTACCATTGCATCAGCACGGTCATTCATCATACTATTGAATGTATCCTGAGCATCTGTCAGTTTACCATCCTTCCACTGATCCATCATATTACGAACTGCGTCTGCACGTGCATTTTCAACTTCACGTTCTACGTTTTCTTCACTCATCATTTCCACCTTCATATTGTTGCGGCTCGACCTTCAAGGACTCACCATCTATTTGCTTGTTGATTGCGTCGATTTCATCATCGCGCATTTTTAAAATTTCTTTTTGCACATACTCTTTAGAGAAGTATTCACCGACATAGTTAGATAGACCATTCAACACTTCTACCCGACTACGCAAGATCTCTTGCTCTTTAGACTCAGTGTAGTATGCATCGGAAGCATACTTATATTGTAGACCATCGCGGATACTTGGCCAATCATCTTCTGTGATTATGCCTTTAAGAATCAGCTGCGTCTTGACCAAGTCGTCAAACATTGCAGAAAAACGTCTACGAAGTTTTGCGATAAACTTGGTAAACTTTAATTCATCTCTGCTAATCTCAGCACTACGTCCGAAATTAAGACCTTGTTGTGCACCTTCTAATCTAGAGATGGGGACATTCAACGCTTGATAAAGTTTGCGTTGGAAGTAATCTACGTCACCAGTTTCTCCGAGATTAGAACCTCCTGGAAGTGTTTGAATCTCTGTGCCTCTACCGCCTTCGCGTCTTGGCATCCAGAAGTCTTCAAGCATCGACATAAACTTCTTGTCGTCACGGATCTCTCCAGACTCACCATCATAAACTAATTTGTTACGATAGCGATTCATAATATCTTTGAGATACTGCTCTGCCTTCATTGTGGGCAGATTACCAGTATCTACATAAAAAACTCTGCGCTCTGGAGCGCGGGTAATACGGTATACAACAACAGCATTCTCCATCATTCTCAGCTGATTTGCTGGACGGATAGCTTTGTGTAAATATGACAACGGGATATTTTTATCTTGGTCTAAGAGACCTGAGGGAATGTAGGTAACAGCATCCTTCGAGATCTTCAGAGATTTATCGTTAGCGTTTCCTGCTTTATACTGTCCAGGTTTGTTAGCGATACCCTTGTCGTCATAAATGAAATACTCTTTTACCTCTTTGACCATACTGACGCCAGTCTTAGGATCTTTTTCCTTCTTGACATCACGCACTTTCTTTATTTTGCGTGGGTCAATATACCTGACATCGTGTAGACCTTTTCTTGGGTTGGTTTTATCGACAACTTTGTGGAAGTAAATTCTTCCATCGATGTACCAACGTCTGTAGTAATCTTGTGCACGATTGTTGAAGTCCATCAACGATAATACATTTTCAAATTCATCAGCGATTGCTTTCTTAACAGCTGTTGACGCTGGGACACCATCTGTGTCAATCGTTACTGGCTTTTCGTCGTCAAGGTTCGAGATACTATCATTGACAATATCTTCGATTGCAGTGTCGATATCGGCATACATTGATATGTCCCGATAACGCTTGATGAGTTGCTCTTCAGTATTAGCAACTCCCTCGACATCGAAATAAGTGCCATAGTAACCACCACCACGGATGGCTTCCAATGCACCATCAGAATCAGGAGCAACGAAAGACTGTGCAGCTTTCGGCTCCTTTTTCCGATTGATTTCAAATCCAAACAATTCCATTATATTTTCCTCTATACCTAATAGATGTTATATTATTTATACTACATCATAATGGGTATATTGGAAGGTCACCGTAAACTCTTCAAAGATATCGTTCTGTGCATACTGCAAGGTGATTTCCGACATATTGATTGGGAAGCAATTACGCAAGGTATACTTACCTCCAACCAACACTTCATCGTTACGATCCAAATGCTCGACACCAATGTCAGCTTGGTATTCGCTTGGAGTGAGGATACCAGTATTGTCTTCACGATTATTCAAACCATTCATCCACTGCTCGAATGGCTGGCGTAGTGAGAAACCAGAGTCGTTCACGATTGTTACGGTGAACGGGTCAAAGATTCTTTCACCAGCCAGTTTGATCTCACGACCACGATACTGGATGATTGCAGGGTTTACGTTAGAGGCTGGAAGTGCCGCCCCAGTTACCAAAAGACTATAGCTTGTGTCAACATTAGGCACATAGCTTGGGAATGCTAGGCTTACGCGAAACTGATTTGGTCTCGCTCCACCCGCACCTAATCTAGCCTTAAATTCTTCAATATTCATTTCTGTCTCCTATAATTCTAGATTAAGCACCCAGCTCTTCGAACGAGATACCTGTTCGAGTCGCTACGAATGTCAAAGTGATAAAGTTAATTGATTTCGCTGGCTTAATAAAGATGTCAGCGCGGAATTCGTTGCTGTCAATAACCTGTCCAGTGTTATTTGTTTCGTCACAAACAACGCGGAAGTCATAAACACCGCGACGACCTTGTACATCACGCAAGAACGGTTCTACCAGAGAACGGAACTGGGCACGAGTAAAGGCATCGTTGAATTCAAACAACTGGAACTTAGCAGCTGCCGCCACTGCTTTCTCGATAACGATAAACAGTCTACGAACATT